TAATTCCGATATACTTAGGAAGATAGTTGAACAAAATTTCACAATAAGTTGGGGTGACGGTACAACTAGTACCATTGGGTCAACTACATTTTCACAAGTATCACATCCATATCCCATAACAGGTGGAACATATGAAGTTTCAATTTATTTGGAATCACCTTGGACGACACAAAAATTAACAAAGACGATTACTGTTCCATTTATCGATCCGACTGTAATTGAAAATGAATTTGGAACGTTCACAGGATATACAATTACAGGTGGTACATTTGAACAAGATTATTTAAACGAATTAGATTCATATACGGGACAAACTTCAGGAACTACGTTTACTTACGTGGCAATCGGAGGAAGTAAAATTGATCAAAAGATTTTATATGGTCAATCAACACCAACAGGAATAACAACTGGAACAACTGAAGGTTTATCATGGAGTGGATATACGATTGATGATTTTTATTACAGGGATTTTGCTGATGGATATACAATGATAACAGGTTCAACCGTAGGTGTCCCTAAAGAAGAAGTTCCAAATCTTTGTTTAACAAGAAATGAACATTTTATCGGATTTGTTGACGAGCCAACGGTTTATTCGGATATTTTCGTTGAAAGAGGAAAACAAGGGGTAATGGAAAAGAATTTAAGATTGAGTGAAATCGATAATATTGGTGAATTAGAAATATACGGAAACGGATATTTTAACATAAGAAAACAATAACAAATATATTTATATTAAAAAGTTATGGCAGTAGGAGCTTACGGAAATATTAGACCAGCGGATGTGTCGCCAGCGGATTGTGAAATATTTTACTATTATACATCTGGTAGAACAGCATCAGCGTTAACTACATCATTAAGATTCAAGAAGTTATCGTCTGAAGATGTGTTAACACCTATCTTTTACGGTGACAGGACAGATCAAAATGATTTACCGTCAAATGAAATTATTGGTGGTCTTTATAATTTAAAATTAACTTCTGATGATTTTTCAGATTTAGGAATTTATACTTTACACATTAGACCGAAACAAATTAGAGCACAAATTACTGATTGTGGTATTTTAGCTTCTTTGCCTTCAGTAAGGGGATTAGTTATCGATTTATCTCAAACATCATTGAACGATGACCGTAATAAGTTCGTTCCACAGGGTTTAGTGGGGTATAGAATCGAATATCTTAACCCAGATGGTACAAAGATACCAAATTTCTTCAGAATCGTTACATCGTCATTTTATTGCACACCAATTATGACGAATTCGACTAGTACAACACAGAAATCTATTAGATACCAATATACTAATAATGCAACAAACTTAATGTTTCTTACATTAACACCATCATCGGCTCCATCTAGTAAACCTAATACTGTGCCGTTTATCGGTCAACCAAATCAAAATATTATATTTACTAACACATATTTTAATCCTATAACTGTGGAAGTTGAAATGGTTGAACATGACGCAACTACATTAGGTCACGCATTGTATGGTAACCAAAGTAAGGCAATATCTTCAGGTATTTATACTATCTATGATAATAACAACAATATCTATAAACAATATGATCTATATGAAATTAAAGATGAATTTAACGAAACTTTATTTGAAATTAGGCAACAAAGAACGGATATTGATGAATCATTAAACTTTAATGAAATAGCACAATAATGGTAGTAAGAAAAAAAGTTCCAAGTCAAGCGGCTAGTGGAGCAGATACTTTCAGCGATAGTTTAGTTGGTAGACAAGTAACAGACGGTACTAGTGAACTTACCAACACTAATTTTGAATTAGATAGGGTATTTCCTGAAAGGGACAGTAAGAATTTTAGGTCTGCTGCCTTCTCAGAATTTTTAACTCTTGATGATTTAAAATTGGAAAGCTCTGCTGTTAGTACTACTGATAACGAGCAAGATGACAATAAAATTAAATTCAAACAGTCTAAAGATAATGGTAGTAAATCGATATTTGGTTCACTAAAAAGTAGAATTAACGTATCAATTAATCGTATCATCACTAAATTTCCTGCTGCGGTATTAGTGGATTCAGAAAATTCAGTAAGAACGAGTGAATATACTGCTTCTGGAATAACATATAACATTGATTCAAATACAACTGAATTTAATTTAGAAACTTCTATTCTTTACAACCCATTTGGAATTTTATTTTCAACACCTTCAGGTAACCCGGAAATAAACACAGAAAATCCAATTAGAAATTTCTATTCATCATACACAAAATATGTGTTAGAAATTACTGGAAATACCTATGACATTTTAGAATATACTGAACCAAATAGTTCAAATTTAGTTTATTTTAAAGTTAAAGGTAATCCATTTCAATCAAATGCAACATATAGTGAAAGTTTCTTAATCAGACCTAACAATGGGATTTCTGAAGGATTTTTTAAAGGATTAGATGACCTAGAACAAGTTATATTAAACAGGGACACTAACCCTAAATATAACGCCACTTTTAGAGTTCCACAAGATAGTTTCGACCAATCTAAGACTAATTTAGTTGAAGTTAGAGTTAATTGGCCTGTTGCAAAAGATAATTGGAATATAAAAATTCATGGTATTGATTATCTAAATTATGTTGATAAAATCGGTAGTATTGCTGATGAAATTGATGATTATAAATCTAATTTATTTGTTAGGTTTATGGCGTCACCACAATTATTTGAATTTGATAGTGAAGACCAAAAGGCTCAAGCCGTATTTCAATTATATGGACAAAGTTTTGACAGGGTAAAAAAATATATCGATAATATTGCGTTTATGCGTAATGTAAGTTACGATGGAATTGAAAATTTACCTGACATTTTATTAAAAAATCTTTCAACAACATTAGGTTTTGAAACTATTAACTTAACTGAAGATTCGACTATTGAAGATTTATTGTATAAAAAACAAGATAACACATTTTCCGGATTATCATCAGGAAGTAGTGTTGTTGATGCTGAATACGAGTTTTATAGAAGATTGTTAGTTAATTTAGCTTACTTATATAAATCAAAAGGTACAAGACAATCTATTGAATTCTTTTTACGTTTCATTGGAGCACCTGAACCTATGATAAAATTTAATGAGTATACTTATAAAATTAAATCTTATCCAAAATCAGATGATTTAGAAAAAGACATATATGATGTAATTGCTGGCACTAAATCTATTACTATTGCTGAGTTTGACCCATCGGGTTATACGTACACACCTGTTACAACATTATCATCAGTAAATCTTACAAGAGAGGAATATCCTGTTATTGAAAACACAAATTCCCCAAGGACATTTTATAGTGATACTTACAACATGTTCTTCCAAAAGGGTGCTGGATGGTATGAATCAACATTAGGTCACCGTTCAAATGACATTTTAGATACAGAAAATTCAACTTTGACGGGTAGAACTAAAACGATTAAAACTAAATCAAGTGATTTTACTTTCGGTGAAGATTATTTTGATGCATATCGTACATTACCAGGTTTAGATACTGGATATGAAATCGTTGCTTCGGTTGATAACGTAAAAGGTATCGTTAGTGACGTAATTCCTAGTGATATGTTCAATAGGAAAAATATTAGTGTTTATGTTACCTCAGCAAATGCTGTTGATTATGACATATACAGGAAATCAAGAGAATTATTACTTTCTTTCGGTTCAGCAACCTTATTACCACAAACAGGTGTAACTTTTGCTGAATATGCTGATAGAATTTTACATGAACAGATAACAAATTCTAATACGATAAAATACAAAAAGAATTATATCAAGTTAGAAGACATTTATAGGGATTATATTAACAGTACAGGGTTTACCCCTTACTATCTAGGTGACATTAACGAATTCGTTAATTTAATGGGTACAAATTGGTCAAAATTACTTGATCAAATCATTCCATCAAGTACTTTATGGACTGGCGGTAATCTTATTGAAAATAGTAGATTTGGTAGACCAAAATATCAATATCGTTTAGGTTGCCAACCAAAAGAATTTAACGAAGACGTATATCCGGATTTCCAAACAACTATTGAAAAAGATATTGAAAATTTAGTTGGTGATATTAACAATTTTAGAGGTCTATCTGAATTAACAGGGGTAAGTTTTTATCCTGTTATTGAAATTGACGGTGAAATATATCCTCAATCGGGTGATACCGATAATTTTAAAATTGACATCACAGGTGTTGATTTATTTAACGGATTTTCATTAAATAGTTGTAATCCAGTTAATCAGGATAATCTTCCTTTAGTTTGTGATTATAAACTTACGTTGGATATCGATTACGATGCAATTAAAATCCTATGGAAGCAAAAATTAATTGATTTAATTGATTATGTAAATAATATCACAACAGGTTACACGGCTGGATATTACAATTACCAACCATTTTTAAATGCACCGGGTATTGATCCATCAACTTTAACATCCGTTGGAATTCCTAAATTAAATTATGAATTCTATACAGATATTAATGGGGTTGAAAAAATTAAATTCACTTCAATAAAATACAGTACCAATGAATGCTCGGTTTTAGAATATTTTGATTACCGTTTCAATAGTGAATACGATACAATTAAAAGTTCTTGTTCAATTGACGCCACAATTCAAGGTGAAGGTCATTATTACACAGGTGGTACAGGAAGTACATTATGTTTGTTGAATAATGACGTATATTTTAATTTTAACGGTGTAGGTCCGATAAATGTATTCGGAAATTGTGACCCAACAATAAATCCATCTACCATTTCAGGTAAAACAATGGATTATGATGGATGTACATTCATTTTAAGAGATGTAAATGAACATGATGAAATTGACATTCTATTTACCGATGCAACTAACTGTGATTTAAAAGTTAAAGTTGAAGGTTTAGGTATTAAATGGGATGACGAAGATAAATTTGAAATTTACCCTAAAGTACAATACAGACAAAGTTATGACTACGGATTAAAGGCTAATTCATTAGTTTTAACAGGAACGACAGGTTCAACATTTGTTAGTGGATTAACAATTGGTGATTCTATCATGTTGTTTGATTATAACCCTAACTATATTAGTAATCAACAATTAAAAGATGGTATAGCAGCTAATGACTTATCATTTATTAGACAATATGTTCCTAAAACAATAACACAAATCGATTGTCTATCATCTATCAAAAAATATGTGATAAATGATAATATCGAAGTATTACCTACAACTAAAGTATTTGTTTATACTAATCAATATGTTGATATTGACGGAAATATTTCAGATAACGGTAGTTATTTCTTCGATTATAGGTATCCTGAATATCTAAAAATTAGGTCAACAGGAACAACCGACAATTCGTGTTGCGGTGAAAGTAATATTAGTAATGGTGATTATTTAATTAATTCTAATGGTGAAATGATTGAAGTAATTACTTCAGTATTAGAATATTGTGAAACTGAACTTTACTATAATATTAATGTTAATGATGATTCAGAATTAGAACTCCTTCCAGTCTTTAATGGTATGGAAACGGGAACTACAATCATGTTAGGTCATAATTATGTTCCATTTACTATAATGGATGTTGATTTAACCGAAACATATGATAATGGTAGTTGTGTCATTACTGATCCTAATAGAAATTATATTGTTCCATGTACAGGTACACCAATTACGGATTGTACAATATCAGGGTACGCCTATTGGATTGATAGTGTTCCAACACCAACTCCAACAAGGACACCTACATTGACTCCAACACAAACAGCTACTCCTACTCCAACAAAAACACCTACGCCAACACAAACAGCAACTCCTACGGCCACACCTACATTAACACCTTCACATATTGTTAATTGTTTAATCGATGGTTATGTTGAATTTATGAGTCCTACACCAACTCCTACACCTACGATTACTCAAACATCAACACCGACATTAACACCTCAACCAACAGAAACGGCAACACCTACACCTACGTTAACTTCAACTCCTACTTTAACACCTACTTCAACTCCTACTTTAACACCTACAAATACGCCAACAACTACTTCAACTCCAACTCAAACAAGTACACAAACACCAACAGTTTCAGGTCCACCTGTTTATTCTTGTGATACCGAAACTCCAACATGGATTGAAGGAGCTAATTATGGTAAAATTATAGTTGTTTTAGGTTCAGATGAAGGTATGGTAACATTTGATTATGAACCTGTTTTCATTAAAGATAATTTCATAGTAACAGACCAAGATGGTAATTACTTAACTAGTACAGGATTTGTAAGTGATAGTGGTACTACACAATTCTGTAAAACTAGTGGTTATACATATGTTTATGTTGAAGTAATTCCCGAAGTACCAGTTGGTTCAGTTTGGAAATTTAAATTAAGTTGTCCAACAGGCCCTTGTACTACTGCCGCACCTGTGCCATCACCAACACAAACGCCAACTTTAACAAGTACTCCAACCCTTACTCCTACGTTAACATCAACAAACACACCTACTTTAACAAGTACCGCAACACCTACGCCAACTCAAACTCAAACATCTACGCCAACAAATACACCTACTTTAACAAGTACATCTACTCCAACACCTACGTCAACTCCTACTTTAACACCTACATTAACGTTAACAACTACACCTACACGTACAACTACTCCAACATTAACACCGACACTTACATCAACGATGTTCTTAACTCCAACATCGACTGCAACACCTACACCAACTTCTACACCGACACCAACTCCAACACTAACGCCTACTTTAACATTAACATATAGTCCTACTCCGACTCCTACAAACACACCAACAAGAACCGCAACACCAACATTAACGGCAACAAGTACTCCTACATTAACAAGTACGCCAACTCTTACACCTACACTAACACCTACGTTAACAAATACACCAACGTTAACAGGAACACCTACGCCAACAACCACTCCAACATTAACACCTACATTAACTCCGACACTTACACAAACATTAACTTCGGGAACTACACCAACTCCTACTCCAACAACAACATCGACACCAACGTTAACCCCAACGTTAACATTAACGGCAACATTAACATTAACACCTACGCCAACTCAGACTTCAACTGAAACGCCTACTCCAACCCCAACAAATACACAAACATCAACAAATACTCCAACGTTGACTTCTACCCCAACTCTTACTCCGACAAACACACCTACAAGAACAAGTACACCAACGTTGACAGCCACTATGACCCCAACATTAACAAGTACACCAACGTTGACACCAACGTTGACTGCAACAAGTACATCAACTTCAACCCCGACTCCGACTCCTACTTTAACACCAACACTAACAGAAACCCCAACTTCAACTCCAACGTTAACTCAAACTATAACTGCTGGGGTTACACCAACAGCAACAACAACTCCAACTTTGACACCTACAAGGACAAGCACACCAACTTTGACACCTACATTAACTCCTACATTAACCGCAACAAATACACCTACATTAAC